GCTTGGTGGGATGAAACCTTTGCGAAACTTAGCGTTCCAGAAATCAGGAATGGTTTTATGAGGTCATACCAAACCAAAAATGAACAAGACTAGATTAACGCTAAAGCCTCGGAACTGGGTCAGGCCATACCTAGAGCGCACAGAAGACAGAGCTTGCTTGGTGGTGCATCGACGAGGTGGTAAGAGCTTCGGATGTTTGCAGGATCTCATCCTTAAATGCCACACCCACACAAGAAAGGGATTAGCCTCAGCTCCATTGCGTTACGGATATTTTGCCCCAACTGCTACCCAAGCCAAGAAAATTGCTTGGAACTACCTAAAGACGTTTACTCATCAGATACCTGGCGTCATCAAGAATGAGTCAGAGCTATGGATTCGATTCCAGAACGGGGCGGAGATCGGGCTGTATTCCGGTGAGAACTACGAGCGAGCAAGGGGACTCTACTTTGATGGTGTAGTATTGGACGAATACGCCGACATTCCACCAGACGCGTGGGAGTCAGTCATAGAACCGTGTCTTCTAGACTACAAAGGCTGGGCCACGTTTGTTGGAACGCCGAAGGGTAAGAATGCCTTCTGGAGAGTCTACCAGCACTCGCTCAAAGACCCTGAGTGGTTTTCCCTCTGTCTAAAAGCATCTAAGAGCGGCCTGATCCCACCTGACCAGCTAGCTAGGATGAAGGCTACAAGAGACGCTAGCGTGTTTGAGCGAGAGTTTGAATGCTCTTTCTCATCTGACATACCTGGAACGATCTACGCCAAGGAAGTAGAAGACGCGCTGAGGCTAGGTCATGTTTGCGATTTTGAGCCTAACAGAGTTCCGGTATGGACGACCTGGGATATTGGGTCTCCAGTGAACACTGCAGTGATTTACTTCCAGCTAGAAGGCCTGAGAAGAACGGTAATTGACTGCGACATCTCAGCCAGCATGACGTTAGAGGAGCGTGTTGGACATATGCAGGCTAAAGGATATGACTATGGCGGTCACCTTCTGCCACATGACTCGGCAGCTAGGCAGCCTAATGGCTTGACGTTTGCAGAGGAGCTAAGGAAGGCTGGACTGTCAAACGTGCAGACAATCCCAAGGACACACGACAAGGAGCTTCGGATTAACGCGACGAAGAAAGCATTTCCGAATATCTGGTTTAGAGATAGACAAACCACTCATCTCAGAGACGCTCTGAGTCAATACCATTACAAGGAAGCTACCGATGGAACGGGCTGGATCACAAACAAGATCTCTCACGGCTGGGAGTCTCATCCATCTGACGCATTCTCAATGCTAGCAGAGGCAGAGCTACACGATATGCTGACCGATCAGCAGTCACACGCTAAGCGCCGGCGTAGGCCACGCATCAATGCAGGATCTGGATACTGAAGTGTCGTTTGCTTGATATTTAAAGATAGTTGACATATTTACGCAAAAAGCGTAATAAGCGCGTATGGGATTCCTCAGTCCAAAGCCTCCGCCTCCCCCGCCGCCCCCAGTATCACCAGACGTTGGGCGCACTGAAGCTAAGAAGATCGCTAAGCGTAAGCGGAAGCGGAGCATGAGTGAGTCTAGCTATGCTCAGTCAACTAAAGGTGGAGCCGTCAATCCGAATTACTCCACCGGATCTAAGAGCGCTCAAGGCCAATGATCGACGAAAACGTAGACACCATTCTCAGAAAGGCTGATTCGCTTGAAAGTGAACTTAATGCCTTCAAGTCTCACTGGGATCTGACCGCAAAGTATTTTAAGCCACAGCTTGATATATTCGCGCAGAATCCCCAGTCGCCTGACGTTACCGGCTTCTCTGGCTTGTATGACACTACAGGGATTGAGAGTCTGGATACCTACTCCAACGGCATGATCGCCGAGGTATTCTCGTCAAATGAGAAATGGATGATCTACACGCCCCAGGATGACCACGAGGTCGATGATGCGGGCCGGAAATGGTATAACAAATGTTCTGAGTTAGCCTTAACTGCTCTCGGTCGCAGTAACTTCTACCAGTCGATCAAGCCGGTCGTCACCGATATGGGATGTGGTGGCACTGGATCATTGTATGTTGAGCGAGGAAATAAGAAGCTACTCAAGTTTTGTTATGATCGATTAGGCACATTTGCCATTGAGAAGGATGGCGAGGGAGACATTAGGACCGAATACCGGTGGCTGACTATGACTGCCTCGGAGATGGCAGATAAGTTTGGCGAGGATAATCTAGGCAAGAAGGCTAAGGCATCGCTAAATGAGATGAAGAAGGGCGGCGAGAAGACTCAGTTCACTGTGATCCATGCTTGCTTCCCTCGCAACAAGAACGGGATTGAAGCCAAGAACAAGCCATTTGCCAGCATCTACGTTTGCAAAGAGGATAGAATGATTTTAGAGGAAGGTGGATATGATTATTATCCATTCGCCTCACCAAGAGCTGAGATCTGGAACGACTACAATTACGGTCTAGCGCCAGCATCCAAGGCTCTACCAGCAATGAGAGAGCTGAACAAGCTCCGTAGAGATGTGCATGAGGGTGTAGCTCTACAGGTCAAACCACCTTGGCTAGTTCCATCAGACTCAGTAGATGAGATCTCAACACGTCCTAATGGCGTGACAGTCTTTGATGAGCGCAACGGGATGAAGCCCGAGCAGATGAGGCTCTACAACGACATCAACGCCGGCATGGTATTGATGGAGAACGTGACAGAGCAGGTCCGTGGGTTCTTCCACGCACAACTATTTGAAGCCGTAGCTCAGAAGGACAAGCAGATGACGGCCAGAGAGGTTGCTAGTATTGAGAACGCTGCTCTTCGTCGCTTCCTACCTAATTTCAACCAGATTACTACAGAGCTAACACCAATCTTCCAGAACGTGTTCCTGCTTTTGTTCAACGAAGGAGCATTCCCAGACCCACCTGAGTCTGTAAAGCTTTACCCTGATGGTCCAATGAATGCCGGTATCGTGCCGCTTCCAAAGGTTGAGTTCACCTCGCGCATCGCTCTAGCGATAAGAATGATCGAAAACAACGCTATTGACCGCACTATTGAGCGGATTATGCCAATGATTCAGATCGCTCCAGAGCTTGCCGACAACTTTGACCTTGACCAGATGCTTAGAGATAGCGCCCGCAATGACGGTATTTCAGAGGATGTCATCAAGAATCTTCAAGAGGTAATCGAACAGCGCGAAGCCCGCGCAGCAGAGATGGCTCAACAGCAGCAGATGATGATGGCTCAACAAGCTGCCAGCGCTGCCAAAGACGCCAGCCAGGTCGATCCTGAGAAGCTTCAAGGCATGATGCAATAATGGACAGACATACACATAACGGGAAGGTTGTTAAGACCCTCCTGTCTACCACAGAAGGGGACGCGCTGTTGGAATGGATGAAAGTAAAATTCCAGTTCGACCAGCCGGTGTTCAAAGCAGAAGACAATTACAACGAGACATCCGCAAAACTACGCGAAGGTGGCCGTCACGTAATCATAGAACTAGAGAACCTAAAACCAAGAAACCCAGATGATTGATCCAAGACTATTTAAACTAGTTGGCGACAAGTTCATTCGACAGACCGACATGAAAGAGATTGCCACGCTTGTAGACGGCGAGGTTACAGGTCTTCACCACAAACAGGAGAAGTTCCGAAAGACTCTAGAAAGCCTGATAGGTGACGCATCACCAGCAGAGGTTGAGGTTTCCATTGAGGAACCTAAGACAAAACGGTCTAAAAAGGATGCTCCAGCAGAATATTTCACCAAGCGCATGGGCGGGAAGTCAGAGCAAGTAGTTGAGTGGAGACGCGAACACTGGAGTGCAAAGCAATTTAAAGCCGAATATGGCGATCTATTTACGGAAGAGAATCTATGAGACAATACGAATTGATTAGAAACGAAGAAGGAGGAGATGCTGGTGGCGGTGCTGCCGTAGCTGATCCTACAGAAGAATACGGCTCAGACCCATCAACCCCGCCAACCTTTGACGCATCAGGAATGTTTGATGCAGATGGCAAGTTCCAAGAGATTGGAGACCGGTTCAAGAATGACAGCGTTGATGCTGACTACATTAACCGGAACTTTAAGGGCAAGAGTCCATCTGACCTAGCAAAGATGCTTAAGGATAACCAGACGGCAGCGCGAGCAAAGTCAGTCAGTTACCCAGGAGCAGACGCCAGCGACGAGGATTGGAGTCGATTCCGTGAAGCTGCCGGTGTGCCAGAGAGCGCAGACCAAGTTATGCCGGAAGACTTTGAAAGCTTCCAGAACGCTACCGGATGGACTGAAGAGGTGGCAACTCCAGTAGTTGATGCCCTAATCCAGTCAGGAGCGCCAGGACCAGCAATCACTGCCGGACTAGCGGCTGTTCAAAAAGCAGCAGCAGCACAAGCAGAACAATGGCAGGCAGAGGCCCAAGAGCGACGAGAAGCCGGCAAACAGCAGCTTCTAGAAGCATTTGGAACTGAGACCGATGCACGCGTTAATGGAGCGACTGTTGCAGCCGAAAAGCTTGGAATTCAAGCTGGACTAAGTCAGGAGCAGATTGAAGGCGTCAAGCAGGTAGTGTCGCAGATTGATAGCCCAGAGCTTACTAGGATGTTTGCTCATCTAAGTGATGCAATCTCAGAGGCTTCCTACCGAGGCCCAGGTCAGACAGCCAAGGTTGATGACTTCCGAGGACCAACCGAAACAGCTCAGGCAATCATGGAAGATAGTCAGCACCCAATGCACGCTAAGTTCATGGCCGGCGACGATGCTGTCCACAAACACGTTGATACTTTACTAGCAAAAGCGAGAGATATTGCTTAACAAATTTCTAGGTGGTCTCTCTCTTCCCATCTAGCACCGAGCCTCCTCCTCTTAGTCATGTCAGAGGGGGAGGCTTTTTGTTTGACTAAGTTGATATTTTAGCTTAGAAGGCTATTCATGACAGCTTACCTAGCTTGCTAGACCTGTCTATACAGCCCCAATTTGGCCGCCTTCCATACGCCCCTCGCATGGTTTACCAGCATTAGCTGCCCCAATTTTAGAGGTTTCCGTTCACAGTCCGGCCTTCGTGAACCAAAACAAAAACCTAAACCTTAAAATATTATGCCAGTTAGTCCAACACTTGGTCTGATCGCTCAGTATCAGCCAAAATTCGAAAGTCAGTGGCGTCGCCTTGCCCAGCAGGTCGATAGCCGTCTTAGCGGCGCTGTTAGCGTCAACTCCGGTTGCACCGGTGAAGTAAACTACCGCGACCAGATCAAGCCAATTGATGTCACGTCACTAGGTGGTCCAAACTCAAACCGACTTGCAGCAACTGCAATCTCTGAAATCGAAACCCATAAACGCGCTAACTACCCTGAGAAGTTTCAGGCAGTTAAGCACTTTGACGAGTTTGATGAGGTATGGCTTGCAGAGCAGTCAAAGCCCACATCACAGACCTTCCTTGAGTTTAAGGCAGGATTTAACCGCAAGATGGACGATCTTATCATTGCCGCTGCTACCGGAACTGCAAAGACCGGTGATAATGGCGCTGTAAGCACCGATCTTCCAACCAGCCAAGTTATTTCTGTTGATACTGGAGGCACTGGATCTGGAATGAACCTTGATAAAATCCTTGATGCTAAGCAGCTAATGGAAGAGAACGAGGTATCCGGCCAAGACATTGACGGTGACGAGGCTTACCTTGTCCTTAACGCCAAAGCTCTTCGCGGTCTTTATGATGAAGCTAAGATTACTTCAAGTGATTACGCCGGCGAACTCCAAGCTCTCTACAACGGAGAGATTGACCAGTTCCTTGGCTTCAACTTCATCCGCACTGAGCGCCTTGCAGTCGCATCCAATGTTCGCACTTGCTTTGCTTTCGTGAAGTCAGGTATCGCACTTGATATTTGGCAGAATCCTAAGTTTAAGCTTAGCGAGCGTAACGATTACAATGACGCCGCCCAGCTTCGCGGAACTGCCGCAGCAGGAGCCACTCGCCTTGAGGAAGTCAAGGTTGTAGAGATTCCTTGCAACGAGTCCTAGTCCATAGCAACAACCAACAAGGGTCCGTCTGTCTTTCGGGGCGGGCGGGCCTTTCCTTTTTATGAGCAAGATCATTACCGACATCGACATCGCCAACCAAGCGCTTGGCTATTTGGGAGAGCAGACAATTGCAACAATGTCTGAAAACACCAAGGAGGCACGACAGGTCTCGCTCCACTTTGACCAGACGCTCCGTGAGATCATGGAGAAGCATAGGTGGTCAGTAGGCCGGAAACGAAAGAGAATGACGCGATCCGGCGCAACACCAGATTTCGGGTGGTCTTACGCTCACATTATCCCAGAAGACTGTCTTAGGGTCTTAGATTTGTTTGAGCTTTCAGAAGAGACACCCACACTAAATCCAGTTCCTATTCGCAAGTTTGAGAAGGAGCCTGGACTTATCCTTAGCAACATTAAGCATTGCGGCCTAGTTTACATCAAAGAGGTGATCTCATCAGATCTGTCACCACTTCTTGTTAAGGCTCTGGCAATTAAGCTGGCGTCAAAGCTAGCGATCCCTCTCGGTGAGTCCAGACTGGCCGGCGATCTATCTAATATGGCCGACAATGCCATCAAAGACGCATGGCTGAGCGACGCAAGACAGTCACGATCAGGAGAAAACTCTGACTTCCTCCAAAGATCTGAAGAAAACCACGCCGAAAGCGGAAGATACAATGCCTGAGTTTTTGCAGTCTAACTTTAATGGTGAGTGGTCTCCGCTCATGCTTGGCCGTGTAGAGCTGTCACGATACGCTACATCGCTAAGAACGATGGAGAACTTTGCCCCGACCATACCTGGCGGCGCGAGAAAGCGACCTGGCACTGAATACATTGGCGAGGTCCAAGACTCATCAAAGAAAACACGGCTTGAGAGCTTCACGTTTTCTAATGAGCAATCTTACTTGCTAGAGTTTAGCGATCTAAAATTACGGTTCTGGAGGAACGGGGTGTTATTAGGCGATATTAAAACAACTCCCTACACTGAGAATGAGGTGTTTAGCCTAAGAATGACATCGACAAACGACATTGTCTATATCGCTTCACCTAATCATGCTCCCTACAAGCTAACCAGAACATCTGACACTACGTTTGATTTTGCAGCGCTTGAGTTTGAAAACCAGCCGTTTGAAGATCAGAATTTAACAACGACAACAATCACACCCTCTGGGACAACTAGCTCGGTAACACTTACTTCATCTGCTCCTTTATTTGTGCCTGAAATGGTGGGAAGTTCTTTTGAGATAACTCATCTAAAAGCAAGAGAGGTTTATG